AACAAAGCTATTTCAAAAAACAACAAACCTAAGCTTTGCAAACGATTATGTGCCGGTAACTTATAAAGGTGGACAAGAAATGTTTACCTTCTATAGATTTGCTTATGGTGATGGATACCAAGCAGGCATTACCTTATCACAAGAGTTTCTTAGACAAACATACCCGTTAGATTTCTTTGCACAACTAGACAACAATAGCTTCCCACCTGCAGACACAGGAGCAGCTGCCTTCTTTGCTGTGAACAAAACATTCACAGTGCCGAGAAGAACGCGAACAATAAATGTAACTGCAAACTTCGACCACAACTCAGTTGCATGGGGACAAGAAGCTGACTCCGGAATTAACCGATACGCTTCAGAAGAGATACAAGCAGAGCACCTCACCGATAAACTAAAGTTTTACCGATCAGGAAATCCAAGAACAGGGTTAGCGCACATTAAGTTGTGCTTATACGATAGTACATATAAAAGAACTGCTATTTATCCAAACTATTTTGTACCACCACGTCACGTATGGTCTGAGTTAAAAACTGTATTAACAGGACCTCAAATGAAAGAATTAGATAGAATCCTAATAAACGCGGATGATTGGCAGAATTTTGCGTATATTCAACCTACGAGAACTAGCTTGGCTGCGCCTGTAGTGGTGGAAGTTAACAAACCATCATCAGACGTACAGCCCCAACAACCAGCTAACGCATCTCTTACGCAGCAGCAACAAAACGGAGTAGGCTAAGCTGAAAACAAAAAATTAGTGTATTTATATAAAAAACGCAGTGAAGCCAAGTCAGGATCAACAAAAATCGTTTAACGACATAAGCACAAGTAAGCTAGTTAAGCCAGTAGTGGCTAAACCTGAAGCGGCAGTGACATCGTCCAACCTACCAAGCGATTTTTTAATTTCAACTCCTCTTCCTTTTGGAAACTATCGTGGTGGTATATATACGTTTCCAAACGATGGCATACAGTTAGACATATACAACGATCAAGACTTTTACTACGAATCCATAACAGCAGCTACTGAGTACACTATTGAAGGAACTGATGTTTTAATTGACCTAGAGAAGGAGTTAGTAAATGCTGGATACGAATCAGGAGATTTTAGAGTACGCACAAGATTATTAAGAAACTACTTAGGATCAGCATCTACACTAAAGCTCTTAGTACAAGAGATATCAGCAGACAGACTTGAATTAAGAGTAATACCAGCACAATTAGCAGGAGATGGTACAGCAGAAGGAGAAGCGAGTGCAACGGACATCAATGCAGCATTCTTTAGATTTTTTGGAGAAGACTTCTTTGGTTTAGACAAACAAGCTGTCCTATCCAGTCTATATGTGTTTTTGGATAACATTACTTCGATTGAAGTTACCGACTACATACAAGATAAGTACACGGTACAATCCTATCCGTATAGTATAATATTTAAGCTACAACAAGCTTTGCCATTATCAGTAGGAGTAGGTACTTCTATTTGGGTATCACAAGAAACAAACCCTCCTGTTACTGAAAACGTAATTGTCTATCCAACAAAGACTACTGATCAATTTACAAAAATCAAAGGTCCAAATTTTGACGTTTTAAGAAAAAAGACATTATCGACAAATACAGAGTACCAAAGCTGGGATGAGATATTATCAAGCAACACTAGACAGGTTACTCAAACGGTGTTTAGTCAATCTCTCGTAGAGGGAATTGCTCTAAACGTTGATTATACTAGATTTGAAAACTTTGTTAAGTTTGGTAGCGTTTACGAAAGGATAAAAAACTTTGAGTATAAGATAAAGTTAATTGAAAATTATCAAAGTGTATCAGCAAGTTTAGCAACATCAACAGCATCTGAGAGTTTCTACGTGCAAACGCAGTTAACTACAACGTTAAATAAAATTGATAATATAGTAGGAGCATTTGATGGCTTTGAAAAGTATATGTATTTCGAATCATCAAGCTACGTATCAAACAGCTTTGGTGAGTTTTTAGATGTTGCATGGCCAAAAAGTGCATCAACCAAGCCATACACCTTATATGGAACAAGCACAACCCAAGCGGAGAATTGGTTAGAGGGAATACTTGCATCAGCAAGCTTATACGACAACAACAACTCGTACTCATTACGAAAGTTAGTACCAGAACATATGCAGCAGGAGGAGAGCCAAGTAGTAGACTCCTTCATTAGTATGCTAGGACACTACTTCGACGTTCAGTACGAGTATATTAACCAAATACCTAAGGTTTACGATAGGCAGGAGAGCTTAACAGAAGGTTTTGCTAAAGAACTTATCTACCACGTAGCACAAGGCTTAGGCGTAGACTTTTGTAATGGTGATAATTTCAAGGACCTATGGTCGTACACTCTTGGATTAGATGCATCAGGAAGCTACGACAACCAACTAAAATTATCAGGCGAAGACCGAACAAGAGAAACTTGGAAGCGTATTATAAATAACCTTCCTTATTTATTAAAGACGAAAGGAACTGAGAGAGGTATCCGCGCTTTAATAAACTGCTATGGAATACCATCAACAGTACTTCGTATTAGAGAATATGGAGGTCCTGAAGTAGACCTAGATAAGCAATCAACATATAATCACGACAGATTTAACTACGCTCTTGGAGTGAGTTCTGGAAGTAGCTATGGACAAGTAAATTGGTCTTACGGAGCGGTAGTTGGACCAAAGTCCCTAGAACTAAGATTTAAAGCAGATAACGTCGTTACGGGAAGCAACGCAGTTTACCGCATTGCTCACCTTAATCGTGTAAACTTTCCACAACTTGTTCAAATAAACGCAGGTCGAGATGCAGTAGGTGACTATGTTCAATTATTAATGTCAAACAGCTTTGCATCGAGTTCAACAACAAGCACAGCAAAAGCGTACGTAACAAGTAGCTTAGGTACAAAGTTGTTTGATGGAAACTGGATAAACGTACTAATCGAGCATAGCGGTACCACAGACGGCGTAACATACACATCAGCATCATATAATCTATTTGCAGGGCAAAAAGCAAATTATTCACAAACGCCAATAATAGCTAGCGCAAGCATATCGTATCAAGCGTCTGGAAGTGTTAGCCAATCGTATGTTAACAACGATAGATACGGATGGTACTCAGCATATAATTTAGAATACGGTACAGGCTCTGCATTTTTAGGAAAAGTTACATCAAGCCTTAGTGGAAGTATTCAAGAAATTAGATTGTGGGGAGGTCTAACGACAGGTATCTACAACAGTCCAGTAGGATTATGTGTTACTGGTGGATTGTATTTGGAGCAAAGTCCTTTTTACGCTCACGTAATATCACCAACAACAATCGTAGGTAGAAATTACGAAGATCAATCATGGACAGGAGCGACAAGTAGCTTTAACGACCTACAGTTTAGACTTACGCTTGGATCAGATAATAGGAAAATTAACTTAAACGCAACAAGTAGCTTAAGCGGGTCACAACCTAATTACAACTATACTAGACGCTCAGGCAGCTTTTTTAATTTTTCATCAAACACCTCATCATATTGGCAACCTATTGTAGAAACAAACTACATGCCATGGCCTGATATTAGTGGAAATCGCTCGATTGGCAACAAAGTGAGATTAGAGCAAACAATAAACACAAGCCAAGAACTATATCGCAACAAAACAACACAAGTCTCACTACAAGACGATCAGCCAATAGATAGTCCAAGATTGGGAATATACTTATCGCCAGTAGATGAGGTTAATAAAGATATAGCAGAGCAATTTGCTGGATTGAGTTTAGATGATTATATTGGAAGCTATAATGAGACGTACTCAAACAGCTATGAAGACTTGGCTCACATACGTCAAGAGTACTTAAAGAAAAACGTAATACCTCACAAAACCCAAAACTATGTAAGACTATTACAGCACTTTAATGGTTCTTTATTTTCTATAATAAAGCAAATGGTACCATACCGTGCTAATTTGCAAACCGGCTTAGTATTAGAGCCACACGTTTTAGACAGAAGTAAAGTCAAAACAGCAAGCCGACCTATTGCAGATGATGAGTATTATGAGACATTAATCGATATGCCGTCTGTGGGTGAACCAACAGCAGACCTATCTAATTTAACTGGATCACTAGACACGCATCAAACAGAAATCGCAGCAGACAATACAGAGGTACCAGAAGGCTCTGTCGGTGTAGAAATAGTAAACATCTCAGCAAAGGAAACTGAGTACAATAACACACAAACAGAACCATTAGAAGATACCATATATACAAACATAAC